CAGTTTTCGGAACACATCCATCCATATTCCTCAAAGTCCTTGTACATCTGCTCCACCAAACTGGTGGTAGGAACTACAATGAGGACATTCCTGTCAGCGTTTACATGGAAGCGGACTAATGCATAAATCATCAGACTCTTTCCAGAAGCTGTTGGTGACAATAAGAGTCGTCTGTTATATTTTAGTGCCTCGTATATTGCTTTATACTGATAATCCCGAACGGGATAAGGTAGATGAAGAGACTTTACGAAACCTGCAACCCCCTGAGGAGTAATTAAATCATTCTGGTCTAATGGGTGTCCGAAGAACTTACATGTTTCCATTCTGTAAGTGTACTTCTTTTCATCCGCCCAGTCCAAGAGATAGTCTAAGAGACCGCAATAAATCTCTCCCGTCGCTGGGGAGTAAAGGCGGATTTTTCCATCCCAACCTTTCCAACGTCGTTGCTTCTGCATATACTTTGCAGACTCAACTTCAAAACAAAAGAAGTCTGCGAGTTCGTAGTTAATGTGAGGTTCTGCCTCAACCTTTAGATAAACTTCATTCTTTTTGCGGATAATCAAATCAGACATATGGGGGACCATAGAACCATGCTACAAGTGATTTTCTTACTCCAGATGTGACAGGGCGAACCCTATGCCATTGATCAGCTTGAAAGAAAATAGCAGACCCAGCAGGTAACTTAAAAGTTCTATACCTTTTTTCTTCTGCTGGACTATATAGTTCCAAATCAAACTCGCCTCCTTCGTAGTCATCATTGAGGAAGAGTGACATACTAATTTTTCTTACGTTGCCCTGAACTGGTCTTGGATGTTGGTCTACGTGCCATGAATAAGTTCCTCCAACATCATAAACACCATATTGAACAGGTTCTATTCCACCAATTTTAAAATTCCAATGCGCGTCTCGATTTATTTGTTTAACCATTCTTAGAAGAAGCAAATATAATTGCTCATCTCTAACCCAAGCAATTTTACTTTTTCTCTTTGCTTCTTTTTTATCTTGGTCGAATAATTTACCATCCTCCCATTTATAATTATTGCCAGCCAATGCAGTATTGACCACTTGCATCGACTGGCGATTAAAAGAAACTTGTTTAAAATACAGACCGTAGTTCATCAGAATCCATTTTGAAACCTCTTCCATTCAATAGCATTCTTGATGTGATAAGTACGACTATTAATCTGCCGCAATACTCCATCAAGGAAGAAGAGAACCTGTTCTATGTATCCAATTTTATATTGAAGTTTTCCAATCTCTTCGTCCGCCTCAATGAACATTGAGATTTCTTCTTTGGTCGTAAGTTTCAAGTCAAATGGCATTTCTTTATATACTGCTGCAGGTGCTTTACCTTTGTAGTATAACCATTTTTCTTTAATTAGTCTTTTCATTTCAATTTCTCTTTCTCGTTTCATGAGAGAAAAAGTATTGTGATATTCCATGTACTTCATATGAAGTTGGGGAATTTTCAAAGAGTCATTGTCATGGAGGTCATCATCCAATACGGAATCAGTCTTCCACATCTCCTGTAGCATTTCCAGATTCATAACTATGTGCTTTCAATGTTTTCCAATCGTGATGCATTGCTTGTAGCATCCAAGCAGTTGCTAAACTTCTTGGTCCTGCTGCTAACATACGTATTTGATATGGAGACAAGTAACCTTGCCTCATTGTCATGTATTCTTCTCTCCAATCTTGAGATTCAATATCCATAATACACTATCTTCTAGTAGAACTGTTCACATTTCGGATTTCGTACAGAGTATATTTAAATGATGCCGAAGCAGTAAAGTACTCATTATCTCCCCTAGTAACATCAAATGAAAGAGTTGATAGGTCAGTGGGAAATAAATCTTTGAACACAACGTCAAAATTTGCGTTGTTGTTATTATTTAATACCTGAAGAGTTGCGTCAGAAAATCTTGCATCTTTTGATGGGGACTCTGCATACTTTTCTCTCCACTGTTTTCTTTCATCGTAGTATTGAGGAGTTCCCAGAGCACGCATCCAGTTGTGAATCTCCATGTAATTTCGCAAGTCTTCATCAACAACGAACTCTACAGTGAAGTCACCATACCGCATATTACCTTCAACAGGAATGGGTACTAATCCTCTGGTTGGAATATTTACTTCACCCAAAGTCAATTGAGGAATTTCTGCCCGTTGACACAAAAAAGATACACCTCTCGCTTTATCCAAGATGAATAAAAATCCAATGGGAGATAGAAAATTTCTATTCTCTAATTGGTCTGCATACCAGTCAGTTGCCATTTGTTTGACGCTTTACTAATATTTAGTATAAAAAAATAGGGGGTCCGAAAACCCCCTACACTTCCTTCACACGGTAAAAGTATTTATACTACATAAGAATCCTCTTGCAAATGGACTTGCAGATATGTTGCCCTAGAGCATCGCATTCAATTAAACATTCGTAATAGTCATTAAGTTTTTGATTTTCAATCTCTAGATTGTCTAAAGTGTCTTCAAAATGACGCCATTCGTCTAGTTGACTGCGAGAAAGAATGTTGTGCATGATACCTCCATGCAAAATTAATCATAACAACGGGGAGGGTAAACATCTTTCTTACATTTTTTCACCTCTCATAATTCTGTAACTAATTATACTGGAATGCTGACAGTATTGAGTCCAACTTTAAGAATATTAATGCCTACTGGTTTATACCTAGACATAAAAAAAGGACCCCGAAGGGTCCCTTTGATTTGGTAAGCACCAATATCACATGAGGTTAGCAACCTGTACGCGACGATAGTAGCGGTTGGTGTTAGCACCGAGAACGCCAGAACCTTGAGCCAGACCTCTAGCGAAGGGGTTCGCAACCATGCCGTAGCGGGTCTTGAAGCCAATCTTTGGAGTGAAGGTGTCAGGGTTGATAGCACGAACCTGCTGGAGAGGAACGTAAGGGCAGTAGAACAGACCTGCGTCATATGCGCTGCTACCCTTGTAACCTGCAACGTAGAAGTGCTTGTCGCTTACGTTTGCAGAATAGGGGTCAACATAGACCTTGATCTTGCCGTTGAGAGTACCAACCAGAGTGCTGGAGGTATCGTCAACACCAGTCAGACCGTTGTTGCCAGCGAGAGCAGGGGTGTAATCCAGAACGCCTGCCATACCGAGTGCCGAAGCAACGTCAGCAGAACAGATGAGGATGTTGCCCTTCCCACGACGAGTTTGCTGACCGATTGCGTTAGCATCGCGCTCGATTTGGAACAGCAGACCTTTGAACTTCTCAACAGACCAGCGACCGTTGGAGTCAACATCGAGGTCGAAGATACCAGCGTTAGCGGTGTTGTTCTGAGCACCTGCAACAGCGTTGGTGTAGATGGTACGAACAACTTCACGGTTGATTTCAGCAAGGATTTCAGTGCTGAGGATGTTAGCGAGCTCTTGCTCAGCATCCAAACCATGAATCGCCTTCAGGTCCTGAGCAAGCTCAAGGCTGTACTCAGCTTTCAGTGCACGAGACTTAGCAGTAACGCTAACTTTCTCGATGCTGAATCCCATCTCACGGAATGCAGTACCTGCTGCACCGTCATCAAGTGCTTCAGCGGTGGTTGTGTTCATGCCTTGAGCATCACCAGTCAGCTCATAGGTGCCTTGGGGGCTATCGTTGAGGAGACCAGGATTGCTGCCTTCAGCATCGTTGGTTGCGCCAGAAGCGGTAGGATCGTAGTTGCTCAGACCTGTGCCAGGACCGCCAGAGAAACCAGCGTTAGGCTCGTTGAACATTGCCTCTCTGTAATCGGCAGAAGCGGGGCTACGCTCAGAACCGTACTGAGTACGCATTGCGAAGATCAGTCCAGTAGGACCAGTCATGGGCTGAACGCCAGCGATGTCATAAGCAATCAGCTGAGGCATCGAACGGCGGATGAGGCTAATCAGAACGGGGTCGAAACCTGCGTTAGGACCAGTTGCTGTAGCACCAGCACCGAAACCGCCTGTACCAGCAGTTGCGAGTGTTTCGTTGAGCATGGTTGCCTCTTCGGTCAGCGCACGCTCTTGGTTTTCGAGGAGTTGAGCAACGACACCGCGCTTATGGGAATCGGCAATCTCAGGGCAAGATTCGTGATTCAGAACGGGTGCCCACTTCTCCTGGAGGTTCTTTAAAGACATTTTTTTCTCCGAAAGTAAGTAGTTAGGGTTTACAATTATTTGGACCAGCGAGCAAGAGCATCGACGTACTTCGACATCGAACCGCTAGCTGTTTCTTCGACAAGGGGTTCCGAAACTTCTTCGGTGGGTTCAGCAACATGGGTTGCTTCAGCCTTTCTAGTGAAGTAGGATTCCTTAATCGTTTCGATCTTCTTACGAAAATCTGCTTCAGTTTCAAACTCAACACCCTCTGCCAGAGAAGCGAGCTTCTCTTTTTGTGTCTCTGCGAGACCTGTGGCACATTCGTTCACGATTTCCATTTTTACAAACTCGCCAATGCGCTTATTCAAAGCAATATTAGCGTCGATTTGCTCGTTGAGTTTAGCTTCCATTTCATCAATTTCTTCAACCATGCCATCAAGCAGGTTGAATTTCTCCTCAGGCACAGTAAAGTTGTGCTCTAAGAAGAGACCTTTTAGACCGTTGAAGAATGACTCTGCCATCTCGGTCTTAATGCCATGCTCGATCTGAAGGGCATTTTCCTTCATCCACTGCTCAGCGGCATAAGTGAGATAGTCATCAACCTTCTCGGCCAATTCTGTTTGAATCTTTTCGACTTCTTCAGTCAAGGTAGATTCAAATGCCTCTTGCAACGCTGCAACCTCAGCATTAACCTTAGCGGTTACTGCTGCTTCAAAGATTGTTGCTGCTTTTGCACGGAACTCTTCGCTGAGTTCTTCACCAGCGACAAGAGCGTCAACATCCTCAGTAAAGTCGTACTCGGTTTCAGCGAGAACTTCCTCTTCGCCATCTTCCGTTTCCTCCATTTTTGCGGATGCGTCACTTGGTTTGGTCTTCAGGGACTTGTCACCTTCATGCTTTACTGCAGCTGCAGCAGAAGCACCAGCGTTCTTAGTTCCTTTCGCACCTTCTTCAGAATCCGAGGTGACAGTAAGAACTTTCTGCGATTCATCCTTGAGGTCGGATTTCTCTGCAGGTTTTGCGTTCTTAGTAACTGCGTTCGAGCCTTCGGACACTTGCTCCATGTTATCTAACTCCTGTTGGGTCTCAGCCATTTGTAACTCCGTTATGCATTAGCGTTGTCTGTATTTATTTATAAATCACAAACTCTTTAAAAACTTGGAAAACGCGGAAATTTTACGCTCTTGCAAGTTAATAAGAGTTGCTTGGTCAATCTCATTCTTGATAGCAGCAATATGTGCTTCTTTCAAAATTCCATTGTCCCAAACCCATTCTTTTCCTTCCATAATACCGTCAACAAATGCATCGGGAGCAGAAGGGTCTGCTACAATATCAGCAGCAGTGGCAAGCATGAAGTCATCAGCAACAACGTTGCATCCTTCTCTTTTAACTAAAGAAC